TAAAATTAAATTTTTTTTTGCAGGATTCATTTTATTTTTCCTTATAAATTAATTATTTTATATTTCCTTTGTTTAAGTTAATTTCACTGTTAATTATTATTTTATATTAGGTACTATATAATGTCAAGTAAAATCTAATAGAAAATGATAATTTTTTAACATTATTTTATTAAATGATTGAATTATTTTAATTATTTGATACAATAATGTTAAAAAATTATAATAAGGATTTTATCATATCATGAAATTATCAAAGATATTTAAATTTTGGAACCGGTTTAAAAAAACAGAATCTAAAATTTTAACAGTTGAAAAAAAATCAAAATCAACAGTTGAAGAAAAATCAAAATCAACAACAGATTTATCGTTTGAAAGATTCAGGAGAACCGGTGCATTAAATCAATGGATAATGCAAAATATGTTTCAAAAAACACATTCTGACATTGTTACTTTTGATAGTACTGGTGGGACTGTTGCTTTAGATTCAGTTGTTACTTTAGATTCAGCAGATATCAAAGGAGCTTATTCTTTATCATCTGGTAATCTTCCACAAATTCTTTTTTCCTGGTATGTTCAACAAGGTTTTATAGGGTATCAGGCTTGCGCTGTTATTGCTCAACAATGGCTCGTTGATAAAGCTTGTAAGGTTCCGGCAGAAGATGCCATTAAAAATGGATATGATATTACTGTCAACGACGGTATTGAAATTGATGCAGAAACAATAAGTAAACTTAGGGATTTTGATAAAAAGTATAAACTTCATAAAAACCTTGTAGAATTTTCAAGATTTAACAGAGTGTTTGGAATACGAATTGCAATTTTCAAAGTCGAATCAACAGATCCGGATTATTATTTAAAACCGTTTAATATCGATGGTGTTACACCTGGATCATATAAAGGCATATCTCAGGTTGATCCCTATTGGATAACACCGGAACTTGATGCTGATGCAATTGGAAATCCTGCAAGTTCACATTTTTATGAGCCTACTTGGTGGAGAGTATCCGGGAAAAGATATCATAGATCACACTTAATTATTATTCGACATTCTGAAGTTGCAGATGTTTTAAAACCATCATATAATTATGGCGGCGTTCCATTACCACAAATGATATACGAACGTATTTATGCAGCAGAGAGAACTGCAAATGAAGCTCCACAGCTCGCGCTAACAAAAAGAATGAATGTTATAAAAACAGATATAGATAAAGCATTGGCAAATCAAAAAGATTTCGAGGAAAGACTACAACAAGCAAATGATTTTAAAGATAACTTTGGAATTTGGGCAATTAATAAAGATGAAGAATATCAACAAACAGAAACCACATTAACAGATCTTGATGCTTTAATTATGACACAATATCAACTTGTAGCAGCAATTGCCAGAATGCCTGCAACAAAACTTCTTGGAACATCACCAAAGGGATTCAATACAACTGGGGAATTTGAAACAGAAACATATTATGATTTACTTGAATGTATTCAAGGCGATGATTCAGAATTACTTGAAAGACATTATGAATTATTGATTCGATCTGAAGGAATCAAACCTTTTAATTTTGAAATAAACTGGAAACCATTAAAATCATCTTCTCGAAAAGAAATATCAGATATTAATTTTCAAAATTCACAAACTGATTCCAATCTACAATTAGCCGGTGCAATAGATGGACAGGACATCAGAAACAGAATAATATCTGATCCTTACAGTGGATATAATGGGCTTAAAGCATTTGAAGAATCAGACGAAGAATCAGATGAAGAATCAGATGAAGAATCAGATATTAATTTTTTATAATTAAATCATGGTAAAAAAAATAAAACTTACAAAGAAAAAAAAGAAATGGGTTAAACAATTCAAACCAACTGCTGTAATGCGTGGTAAATCTCTTCCCTATAATATTTCTGTTCAACAACGATACATTTCAGATCTTCAAAAACTCATGATTGAAATGATTAATGATACAGAGACGGCTGTTAAACAAATATATAAATCCGATGCATCAAAAGAATTTTTTACACAAGATGCCAGTATTGCCAGTATAGCAAGAATAAGATTAAATAAACTTTTAAAATCTATTGAAAATCTTATTGCTGATAAGTCAGAATTAATGGTTAAACGAATGTTGAGAGATACAAATCAGAACAGTAAAAGTTCATTAAATCAAAGTTTAAAAGAATTATCCGGTGGATTGTCAATTAAAACTGATTTTAAAAGTTCCGGGATTCAAGAAGTTATAACATCCTCTTTTAATGCAAATATCGATTTAATTAAAACGATGACTGGCGATTATATAAGTCAAATTCGTGGTGCTGTTAATCGATCAATTCAAGGCGGCGGCGGCTTGGAAACTTTAATACCAGAAATTGAAAAATTTTTAAATAAAAAAGCAAAACAAACATTAAATAAAGCAAAAAATGTCGCACTTGATCAAACAAGAAAAGCTTATACTGCTATTAATAAAGTACGAATGGAAAAGGTGGGTGTATCAAAATTTGAATGGGTTCACAGCGGCGGTGGACGTGAACCAAGATCACATCATAAAACACCCTTTCCAAACGGCTTAAATCATGGTATATTTGATATTAATGATCCACCTGTGATAGATAAAAAAACAGGAGAACGTGGTTTACCTGGGGAAGCAATCAATTGTAAATGTTTCATGCGACCTGTGATTCAGTTTGATGAAGGGGAATTGATAGAATGAGCAAAAGAAAATATGATATAAATGGTTGGTATGAAGTTAAAAATAATCCACTATCAAAAGTTGGAGTATTTCCATACACTGGTGCAATGATTGATCCGAATGGAGAATTTGGGCTTGATCCTGATAAGATTTATAATGTCATGCGGCCAAAAGATGAACTTTCAGATCCTGAAACAATTGAATCATTTAAACTTGTACCGTGGATTAACGAACATATAATGCTTGGAAAAAAAAATGAAGGACTTACACCGGCTGAAGAAAAAGGTATCAATGGGGTTATTGGGGAAAATGTATTTTTTGATGATAAAGATCAAACACTTAAAGGTAACGTTAAAATATTTGCTGAAAGTCTAAAAGATGATATTGAGAAGGGTAAAAGAGAATTATCTCTCGGATATCGTTGTAAATATGAAAAAAAAAGCGGTGTTTTTAATGGACAATCATATGATTTTGTGCAAAAATGTATTAGAGGAAATCATATGGCGTCTGTTTATGAAGGCAGAATGGGATCGGAGGTTGCCGTACTTGATGGAAACCTTTTAACTTTTACAATTGATAGTAAGGAGTTTAGAAAAATGGCAATGACACCAGAAGAAATGGAAAAAGTTCTTCTTGAACTTATGGGAACTGTAACGTCTTTAACTGAAAAGATTGACGGTTTATCTTTAGCGGTAGAGGACGCCTGTGGTATTAAATCGACAAAAGATGCTGAACCAAAAGAACCGGCAAAAGATGCTGAACCAACAGAATCAGAAAAAGATGCTGAACCAAAAGAACCGGCAAAAGATGCTGAACCAAAAGAACCAAAAAAAGATTCTGAAGGAATGGATTCTTTGATTTTAAGTAATAAAGAACTTTTGGAACAGGTCAAAGATCTTACAGCGACTGTTGATTCTCTAAAAAAAGATGGTACAAAAACAATCATGAGTGAAATCAGTAAAAGAAACTCTCTTGCAAAAAAAGTTTCATTTCATGTTGGTACTTTTGATTATAGTGAAATGACTTTGAAAGAAGTTGCTGAATATGCTGCTGATAAACTTGGTTTAAAATGTGAAAAAGGAACAGAGCTTGCAACACTGAATGGTTTTTTACATGATAGAAATTTTGTTGCAAATGCTCTTGATTCAAAATTGACCGGGGAAAAAATGAACGGTCTTGATGATTACATTAATGGAAAAAATAATTAATTTCTGATTTAAAATGAGATTAATTTAATGACGGAGGAAAAAATATGGCTTTTCAATCACTTGTGAGATTAGTTCAGGCAGTTGGTATCATTGGAGAAATTATTTTTGATGGTCCTTTCAGGGTTAGACCATTAAACGTTAACTCAAACGGTGGTACCCCGAATACTGTTGGGAAGGCGTATACTTATGATGCTGCAAATGATGATGAATGCGGCCCTGGTACTGTAGGCGGTGGAGCATTTGCCGGTATTCTTATACATCCAAAGCATTATGCATTAAATGGTACGTCAGCCGGTGGATCTTTAGCACCTTCACTTGATCTCCCTGATAATACAATCGCTGAGCTTTTGACAATGGGTACAATTATTGTTGATTTAACAATAGTTGATACTGGCAAGATTGGTGAAGGTATTTTTTATGTAGATGCTACAGGTGCGCTTGGTTCAGGTACAGCAGTTGCAGGACAAACGCAAATTGCAAATGCTAAAATTGATCGTGAAAATATTTCCGGTGCAGGTTTGGCAATCATCACATTAACTGAAGGTGAATAAAGATATTATTTAATAATGTGAATAAAGATATTATTTAATAATATAGACGAGGTGCAATAAATGAAAAAAGAACTATCACATTTAAAAGCGTCACAGGTTCGACCTTTTAAAATGAGTAACAAGGATGTTGACGATTATCTCGATTTAGCCCGGATCGGTATTTGTCTTGATGCCGCAGATGTTCAAAAAATGATGACGTTTGCAATGGATGCGGATCTTACAACACCACTTACAGTTGCAAGTGTTACAACTCCAATTCAATTTCTTCAGACTTGGTTGCCTGGATTTGTTGAAATTATCACAGCAGCTCGAAGAATTGATAATCTTATCGGTATTACTACACAGGGGCGATGGGAAGATGAAGAAATTGTTCAAGGCATAATGGAACATACTGGAGAAGCTGTTCCATATGGTGATTATACCAATATTCCGCATGCGAGTTGGAATGCTAATTTTGAAAGACGTACAATTGTCAGATTTGAAGAAGGCATGCAAGTTGGAAGACTTGAAGAGGCCAGAGCTGCTGCAATGCAAGTAAATACACCTGAAGAAAAAAGAAGAGCATCCGCAGTAGCTCTTGAAATTATTCGTAATACTATCGGGTTTTTTGGATATAATTCAGGGGCAAATCGGACATATGGACTTTTAAATGATCCTGAATTACCGGCTTATGTAACAGTTCCCGTTGGTGCAAGTGCCGCGACCGAATGGTCAACTAAAACATTTCTTGAAATTACAGCGGATATTAGAGAGGCTCTTTCTTCTTTGCGTATTCAGTCAGGAGATAATGTTGATCCGAGTAAAACTCCGATTGTTCTTGCAATTGCCATGTCTGCTCGTGATTATTTAAGTGTAACATCTGACTTTGGTAATTCTGTTGCTCAGTGGTTACAAGAAACATATCCAAATGTAAGAGTTGAATCTGTTCCCGAATTTGATGCAGCTAATGGCGGTGATAATGTATTTTATCTCTATGCCGAGCAAGTTGATGATGAGTCAACAGATGATAACAGAACTTTTGTTCAGGTCGTTCCTGCTAAGTTCCAAACCGTTGGGGTTCAGCAAATGGCAAAGACTTATACAGAAGATTATACAAATGCAACCGCAGGGACATTGACAAAACGTCCTTATGCTGTTGTTAGAAGATCGGGGGTTTAAATGAGTGATAAAAAATATATATATGTATGTTCTAAAATGGCGTCTGATAATGCATATACGACATGGCATCCAATGCAAAAATCAGCAAATGATATGCCAAGAAAGGACAGGCAAGTTCTTATTAAAGGTGGTTCCGGAGTTATAAATAAACAACTTATAACTCCCCATGGTGTTGTAACTAAAATTACAATAGAAGAATTGGAACTTGTGAGGAAGAGTTGTCCGGCTTTTGTAAGACATGAAAAAGCCGGATTTTTAAAAGTTCTTGAAAAAAATCCTTCTTCTGAAGATGTTAAATCAATGGCAAATGATATGCCAGAAGATAAATCAAAACAGAAAACAGAAGCAACTGTAAAAGGCAAAGAGAAAAAATAAATAATAAAGAAATCTGTAAAAAATTAGGAATTGGATAAATGACAACTATAGTTTTTGATATTCCATCATTCAGATTAAAATTTCCTGAATTTGCAAACGCCACTACATATCCCAATGAAATGCTTCAAATATATTGGGATACAGCAACATGTTATATAAATAATGAAGATTATGGTTGTCTATCCGGTTCTTGTCGTGAACTTGCTTTAAATTATATGACAGCTCATTTAACAAAAATTGGAACCGATACCACCGTCGGTGATGATCCGGCTTTTGTGAATTCTGCAACTGTTGATAAAGTTTCCGTCAATATTCAATCACCTCCACAAAAAGACCAATATGAATGGTGGTTATCTCTCACTTCATATGGTCAGCAACTTTTAGCTTTATTGAAAATTAGACCTGTTGGAGGTTTTTATATTGGGGGAAGTATAGAACGAGCGGCATTTAGAAAAGTGGGAGGTTATTTTTAATGGCAAATTTTAAACGACAAGGCCCAGGAATAAAAAAACTTTTGGAAAAAGTCATTGAAATTGACGGATTAAATACACAGGTCGGATGGTTTCCAGGGACAAAATATCAGGATGGTACACCGGTTGCCTATGTTGCTGTTATTCAAGAATATGGAACGGTTTTTACACATCCGGGAGGTACTAAATATATTATCGGTGAGGATGGCAAAGCAGCATTTGTTAAAAATAATTATCAAGGAAAAATTGCTGGAATAACAAAACCTCATCAAATTGTGATTCCTCCGCGGTCATTTATGCGAACAACTATTACAGAAAAAAAAGGGGACTGGGCTAAACTTTCAAAATCCGGGGCAAAAGCTGTTTTGAATGGAAAAGCAACACCAAGACAAGTCATGGAGGGACTTGGTATTGCAGCTTCAGGGGATATCAGAAAAAAAATAACAGAAATTAATTCTCCTGCTTTGGCATCTGGTACAATTGCAAATAAAAAACGCAAACTTGCAAAAGGTAAAAAAGTTGGAGCATTAACGAAACCTCTCGTTGAAACAAGCTTAATGCTCAGTTCCTTAACTTCCACGGTTGAATCAAAATGAATGGTGTCCCAGGTAGCAACCTGTTGAAAAAGGCTTTTAAGGTTATTAATAAAGATTCTTTTATTTATCGTCAATTTAAATCAAGAGTGGCAAATAGTATAGGCATAGATATTCCAGGATATGAACCTGATGTTGAATTAAAAGGGAGTGTCCAGGCTGTCCCAAGACGGTTGTATCAATTACATGGTCTTGATTGGAAAAAGAATTATATTGTGATTTATTCATCTGATATTATTGAAGGTGTTAATCGAGATACATCCGGTGATCGTATTATTTTTGATAATAAATTATTTCAGGTTCTTGATGAAAATGATTGGACACCGATTGATGGTTGGAATGGTGTCATGTGTGTTGAGGTAAGTCAATGATTGAAGCTGATGTATGGAGAGCATTAATTGCAGTTTTAAGAACTGGACTTGATAATCAGGGTTTTAATGATGTTACAATTCATCAGGCGTATCAACCAATTAAACAAGGCCCGGATACATTAAGAAGCGTGTATCTTCACAAAATAACATCTCAAAGAGTAGGGCATCAAGGTAAAAAACATGATTTTAATTCCGGAAATGATAATTTTGATGTAATAGAAAAATATTGGTTAGCTGTTACATTTCAGTTAATGTCTTTAGTATCTCAGGATATTACAGATGAAAATAGCATTACTGCTTATGATGTGACTGATTTATGTGCTGCTATTTTACAAACTGAAGCAACAAGAAAAGCATTGCTTAATGATAATATAAGTATTGAAAGAATTGGACAAATCCTTGTTTCTTTTTCTGTTGATGATAAAGATGAGTTCGATCTTGACCCAACTTTTGATTTTGTATTATTATATGAACAGATATTGACTTCAACAGTACCGAAGATTGATACTTTTGAAGCAGATATTAAAAGAATTTAAAGGAGATTGATAAATGGCTATTCGTTTTACAAAATATGTTGATATCGTCAGTGGTGTTGGTGGTGCCGCACAAGTAGCATTAAGAGAATTGATAGGCCGAATATTTACTATCAATCCTCTTCTACCTACAAAAAGTTTTATTGAGTTTACGGATCTTGAATCAGTTGGTATTTATTTCGGTACTGCATCAGAGGAATATTTAAGAGCTTCATTTTATTTTGCTTTTGTTTCAAAACAAATAACTAATGCAAAAAAAATAAGCTTTGCAAGATGGGCAGATGTTGATACGGCACCTTTGATTTTTGGTGAATCTGCTAATTATTTACTGGCTGATTTTACCAGTATTGCCGATGGCGCTTTTTCTTTGACTCTCGGTCCCGATACTGAAATTATCACCGGTATTAATTTCGCCGGTGATTTAAGTCTTGCGGATGTTGCGGCAACTCTTGAAGCTGCTATTCAGGCTGCAAATGTGGCGGCAATGTGGACTGGTGCAACTGTTACATATAATGCTGTTAATAAGCGTTTTGAATTTGTCGGAGGTGCTACCGGTGCAAATGCAATTACTGTTGCTAATGCCGGATCTGGTACAGAGATTGCTGGACTTATCGGATGGTTAAATACTGATACAATTTTATCAGATGGTGCGGTTGCTGAAAGTATTACAGATGTTTTGACAGAGTCAGCAGGAGCCAGTAATAATTTTGGTTCTTTTATTTTTCAACCGGCTTTCACAGAAGATGATATTGTTGAGGCTGCAACATGGGCCGATGCTCAAAATGTTAGATTTCAATTTTTTCATTCAGTTCTTGAAATTGATTCACAGGCAACTTATGATGCTGTAAAAGATATTGGAGCAACCGGCATCATGATTAAAGATGCATCTACACCGGATGAATATCCTGAAATGATGCCTATGATCATTCTTGCTGCAACTGATTATACCAGGAGAAATGCAAATCAAAATTACATGTATCAACAATTTGCAATATCTTCAACTGTTACTGATACTCAAACAAGTAATGATCTTGATGCAATTCGCATGAATTATTATGGTGAAACTCAACAGGCCGGAAGGTTATTAAGATTTTTTCAACGTGGTCTTTTGATGGGTCTTGCAACTGATCCTCTTGACATGAACACTTTTGCAAATGAGCAGTGGTTTAAAGATGCTGCAGGTGTTGCAATTATGAATTTACTCCTTGCGCTTGCTGCTGTTCCTGCAAATGATACGGGCCGTGCTCAGATCCTCGGTGTTATTCAAGGGGTTATTGATCAAGCTCTTTTTAATGCGACCATATCCGTTGGCAAACCTATTAATGACACTCAGAAAGCTTTTATTGAAAGTGTCACCGGTAATCCTGATGCATGGAGACAGGTTCAAGATATTGGATATTGGATTGATGCGTCAATAACAGAAGATCAGCAGAATCCAGGAGAATTCATTGCAACATATTTGCTCATATATGGAAAAGCTGATACAGTTAGAAAAGTTGAAGGAACACATACACTAATTTAAAATTATTTAAATTATATAAAAGAGGTAAAATTATGACACAAGATATCTCCGGTCAAGGGTTAGTGATCAATCTGGTGGCAAGTAGTACTTTTCCTTCCGGGTTTATTATTAATCAATTTGCAGATGATGCTGATCCACTTGATATTGCAGATATTCAAATTGCAGATACTGCGATGGGTCTGAATGGTGATTTGATAAGTTGGAATACAGCAAATCCTATTCCGATGATTGTTAATATTATCCCTGGAAGTAACGATGATATTAATCTCAGTATTCTTGCTGAAGCAAATCGAGTTGGACGCGGTAAAATATCGGCTAAAGATAAAATTATAGCAAATATTTTATATCCAAATGGTAAAATCACTATATTAACAGATGGTAAGATCACTAACGCACCTGCTACAGATTCGGTGGCCAGTGCTGGACGTAAAAAATCTAAAACATATACTTTTGCTTTTGAAAATAAAACAGGTGGCATTTAATGCTTGAAGAAAAAGAAATAATAATAAAAACTCAAACTGGAACAGATAAAAAATATATTATATCTAAATTTCCAGCAATTGCAGGACGTGAAATTATTGCAAAATATCCTCTGTCTGGTTTGCCTAAACTCGGGGATTACAAAATTAATGAAGAAACAATGTTGAAGCTTATGTCATTTGTACAGGCAAAAACCAAAGATGGTGGACAAATAGCATTGACAACTACAGCATTAATTGACAATCATGTGCCAGACTGGGAAACATTAGCACGGATTGAAATTGAGATGATGGGGTATAATTGTTCTTTTTTTCAACAAGGCAAGATCTCAAATTTCTTAGACACTATCAAAATGAATGCAGAACAGTCAATTTCGTCAATATTGACGGATTTATTGGAACGATTATCGCAGCAGACAAAGCAACACTCAAGGAACTCAAAACAGAATACACTTTAGAAGATGCTTTTGATCTGTGGGAATGTATAGTGGTACCACGTTATAATGAGTATCTTGCCATGAAACAGGCAACCAGGAAATAATATGACTGTTCTTGATAAATTTTTAATCCTTTTCGAATCTGATGCAGATAATGCAAATAAGGATGTTAAAAAACTTGATAAGTCTCTTGATGACACTGAAAAATCAGCCATAGGAGCAACAAAAGCTTCTGATGAGACAAGTAAACAATTTGTTTCAATGGGCATTAAGGCCCTTGGTGCTGTTGGTAGTATTATTGCTGTTACAAGTGCTATTACTGGGTTTATTTCTACAGCAGTGCGTATCGATGAACTCGGTAAATTTGCTGATTTAATAGGTGAAAATATAGAGGATATTGACGCATGGGGTGGTGCTGTTGTTCGCGCTGGCGGATCAGCAGATGGCTTTAGAAGTTCAATTAAATCTTTAAATGAAAAAATAATTGATGCATCTGTAAAAGGATTCAATGAAATAACACCGTTTTTTAATCAGCTCGGTATATCAATTGTTGATGCAAATGGAAAAGTAAAATCGACAATTGATATTTTACCGGAATTGGCATCATCTTTTGATAGAATTGGAAAACAAAAAGCGCTTGGCATTGGTCAAAAATTAGGACTTGATCAAGGTACTATTGCATTATTACAACAAGGCGGTGATGCAGTTAATAAATTGATTGAACGTCAAAAAAAACTTGGACTTGTGAATGAAGAAGCCAGCAAAGCATCAGCAGAATTTAATGACATTATGGCCGATTTTAAACAAATATCTGGTTTCGTTGCTCAAAGTCTTATTGTTAGTCTTGCTCCTGCAATTACATGGACAATTGATAAATTGATTAATTTATCAATATGGGCCAGGGAAAATAAACCGATTGTAATTGGTTTTTTTATCGGTGTTGCTGCTGCTGCTGTACCTGCTCTTTTTTCTTTAGCTTCTGCTGGATGGGCTGCAATTGCTCCTTTACTTGTAATGGCCGCACCTTTTATTGCTATTGCAACAGCGGCTGGTCTTGTTGGAACAGCTATTGCTCTTGTTATAGAAGACATTGTAGCTTTTGTTAATGGTCAAGATTCACTAATTGGGAATATTGTTGAAAAATGGCCTGTTATCGGTGATGTTATTAAGGTTATTACAGATGATATTGAAATGTCTGTTGAAATGATGAAAGATCTTGGTAAATTTTTATTAAATATTTTTATTGCTCCTGAAAAAGCATTGAAAAGTATTATTGATACTTTTGGTAGTGTTAAATCCTTCTTTGGTTTTGGTACTGATGATATTAAATTACAAAAAAATATTGCAATGGGCCAAAGTTCACTTGCTTTAGCCGCTTCTATTCCTTTAGCTTCTCAAACATCAAACAGTATTCAAAATAATAACAGATCATTATCAAGGAGTACAAGTGTTCAAACAGGTGATATAATAATTCAAACTCAGGCTACAGATACAGAAGGTATTGCAGCCAGCGTCGGTGGATCTTTACAAGAAGAAATGAGAACCACTATTGAAAATTTTGATGATGGGATTGAAATATGACAGAAATAGGAACAAAAGCGATTGATGTCGTCGGTGTATATGATATCGATTTCAATCAAGTTTTTTCAGATGCAAGACCTTTAAAGGTTTCTATTTCTGATGAAGCAATTTTTTTTAAACATCCTCTTGAAAATTCAACAACAAGAACGGATCATGTTATTTTTCAACCTATTAAAATTACCATGTCTATGGTAATAAGTGGAGAAGATTATAAAAATGTTTATCAACAAATAAAACAATTGTATCGAAGTCAAACACAATTAATTGTTCAAACAAAAATAGATACTTATGAAAATATTTATATTCAAAGTATTCCTCATGAAGAATCACCGGTTAATTTTGATTCTATAATTATGAATCTTATTCTTGAAGAAACTAAACTTGCAGTCACAGTTATTACATTTATACCGGAATTACAATCAGATAATGACACAAAAAATAGAGGTCAACAGGAATCTTCAACACCAACTAATGCCCAGGAGCAAAAAGGGAGTACTTTGTCAAGGTGGTTTGGATGAGTCAAAATATACCTCTTGAAGCAATACCTAATCAATCATTATCTATTCAACTTAATGAAATTAGATATGATATTAGATTACATGATATAAATGGTATGATGTCTATTGATATTTCTATTAATGATGAATTAATAGTTGAAGGTTTCAGAGTGGTCGGTGGTTTTCCATTAATTCCATATAAATATCTTGAAGGTGATGGAGGAAATTTTATTTTTCTTACTGAGCTTGGGGATATAGTTTATTGGGATCAATTTGGAATTACTCAATCATTACTTTATTTTTCTGCTGAAGAAATAGGAGTCATTCGTGCCGATTGATCCACGTATATTAAAAGTTGGTATAACTATTAATGATAAATTACAAGTGTTTGAAGATTTTGCAATCATAGCACAAGGCTCCAAATTTGCAAGTGCAACTCAAAATGAAACAGTTATAAAAATAGCTAATCTTGATAAAAAAACCCGTGATTTTTTAGCAACTGAAGGGACCCCATTTAATCGTATCAAACAAACTAAAAGACAAAAAGTTTTTATAGAAGCCGGAAGAGAATCCACAGGAGTTACAAGAGTATTTTTGGGTGATATAACACTGGTAACAGTTGCACAACCGCCTGACATATGGACAACGATCAAAGCGGTAACATCACAATATCAAAAAGGTAATATAATTAGTACAAGTGAAGGAACTTTATCAACATTATCTGCAATATCAAAAAAAGCCGCTGATAGTCTTGGTCTGTCTCATCAATTCGAAGCCACGGATAAACAAATTTCAAATTATGGATATACTGGATCCGCAACAAAACAAATAGATAAAATTGCCGAACTGGGAAACATTGATACTTATATTGATGATGATAAATTAGTTGTAAAAAATAAAAATACATCTATTAAAGGTGCTATTAGACTTATAAGCGCTGATACTGGTATGATTGGTAAACCTGAATTTACAGATTTTGGAGTTAAAGTTAAATTTTTATTTGATATTCATTCAAAAGTTGGACAACAAGTTAAAATCAAAAGTAAATTTTATCCGGCATCAGATGGTGTATATAATATTTATAAACTTAATTTTGATTTGACTAATAGAGATACACCGTTTTATTATATTGCTGAAACTATTAGACAAGGCGGTTTAATATGACTGAAAATTCACAACCATCAAGAAATCCTGCAAATAGTAGTGGCGATATTCCAAGTGCAATGCGTGAAATTTTTGCAAAATTTTTACAATCTTCTATTGATGACATGTTACCGGCTAAAATTATAGCATATGATCGTACTAAAAACAGAGCCACTATTAAACCGCTTATTGCAATGATTACAACAAATGGTAATAATATTTCAAGAAATCAACTTGCCAGCATCCCTGTTTTGAATGTTGGTGGCGGAGATTGTATTTTATCTTTTAATTTATCACCGGGCGACCTTGGATGGATCAAAGCAAATGACAGAGATATTGCAGATTTTTTAAAAGGATATTCTGAATCTGTACCGGGGACAAAAAGAATACATGATTTTAACAATGGGTTATTTATTCCGGATGTAATGACAGGATATACTATTAATGGAGAAGATAGCGAAAATGCTGTTTTTCAAACTATAGATGGGACAGTTAGAGTAAGTTTATTTCCAAATAAGATAAAGATGACAGCTCCTCTTATTGAGATTAATGGACCACTTGAAGCAAGAAGCACGCTTCTTGTGGATGGAGCCAGTGAATTTAAAAGTACTGTCAAAGTTAATGGAGCCAGCGAATTTAAAAGTACTGTTACAGTTGATGGACATCTTGAAGCAAAAACCACACTTGCAGCTATTGGACTTTTAACAGCGAGTGGAGGTCTTGCCCTCGCTGGAGGTATTACATCAAGCAGTGGTCCTATTGAAATGACCGGGAACGTTGAATTACTTGGAAATTTATATTTGGATGGGGATCTTGAAACAACTGGACAGACTGATTTAGGTGGGCTTAGTGGCGCTGCAATTGCAAGAATCGGTGATACTACGTCCGGTGGATTTACAATAAATTCAGGTAGTTCTAATAGTAGGTCGGTGTAATATGAATAGAGTATTTGCAGAAAATGAAAATAACGATATTTATTTAGGATCAGATAACAAATTAGCTATTAAAAATGGTTTATCTGCTGTTTTGCAATCTGCTAAAGCCGCTGTTGAAATTCAAAAAGACGAAGCTTTATATTCTCAGGATAATGGAATGCCTAATGATTTTATTATATGGAGTGGTACACCAAATTTACCACAATTTGAATTTTTTGCCAAAAAACAAATTTTAAATGTATCAGGTGTTATTAATATTGAAAATTTTATAGTCATAACAGTTAATAATGTGTTACAATATCAAGCAACAATAAAAACGATTTATGGTACAGGTGATATTGATGGCAGCATATGATTACATTAATCTGAATGGTACTGTGGTTGCTGATACTTCAGCAACTAAAGCAGAAGTTGAAGAAGAGCAACGCGAGATATTTGGTGAAGATGTTGATTTATCTGATGAATCACCAAACGGTGTACTTGTCAATGCCGAAACAATTGCCCGTAATGGTGTAGCAATTAATAATGCTAATCTTGCAAATCAAATCAATCCTAATATCGCCGGTGGTATTTTTCTCGATGCAATATGGGCTTTAACTCGCGGATTAACAGGCGGAAGAAAAAAAGCAACACGTTCAACTTTTAGTACACCGCCTGATTTAACTGGTGTTCCTGGTACTTATATTCCTGCTGGATCGATAGCATTAGTGGGAGAAGATCAATTTGAAAGTATTTCAGACATTACTCTTGATGGGAGTGGAAATGGTTCAGTAAATTTTCAAGCTGTGGAAACAGGTCCAATTGCTGCTGGTATTGGCGATCTTAATTCTATTGCTTCGGGTTCACCGTTGGGATGGGAAACAATTAATAATACGGTTGCAGCTACATTAGGGCAATCTGAAGAACCTGACGAAGTAAGCAGACAAAGAAGAATTGATACATTAGCTTTACAAGGCATATCTATACCAGAGGCTTTAATATCTGCTATAAATAATTTAGATGGTGTAAAAAGTCTTTCATATCGTGAAAACTTTACTAAATCCGATGCTACAATCGATGGTGTTTTTCTTTTAGCCAATTCAATTTATACTTGTGTGGATGGTGGTACAGATGAAGATATTGCCTTTGCCCTTCTTGAAAATAAAACAGCTGGTGCCAACTGGAATGGTAGTGTAACAGTAAATGTAACAGATTCGACAAGTGGACAGTCATACCCGGTTAAATTTGCACGTCCTGACGAAATTCAAATATGGATAATAGTTACTATTGCACCGACGAATGTAACTAATCCATCTGATGTTATTGAAACGTCTGTTTTAAGATATGTGAATGGTTTAATTGACGGCGAAAAAGGATTTGTCGTTGGTGCATCTGTTTCACCTTTTGAAATAGCCGGTGCAGTGAATAGAGACACACCAGAAATATTTGTAAGAAAAGTTGAAGTATCTCTGGATGGAATATCTTATGATGTTTTAGAATTATCTATTGAAATATTTGAAATTGCCAGGACAGATTCAACTAAGATTAGTACGGTGATTTCATGAAAATTCAATCTTTTAATTTTAGTATAAATGTTTTACGTGCTTTACTTTGGCGACATAATAAAGCAATTAATTTACAAACATTATTACAAAAAAAACAGAATGCTCTTAATGAATTAAATGAAAATTTTTGGAAATCCTGGATTGATAATGTTTTTAATTTGCAAACAGCAAACAGATTTGGATTATTTGTCTGGTCAATTATTCTCAATATTCCATTGACTATTGAAAATATGGACCCGGAACCGGACAATAGCAATTTTGGCTTTGGAGAATTTAGAAAAAATTTTAATAATGGGAATTTTACATCACTCGGTGGATCATTATCATTTACTATTGAAGATGCAAGAACAATTTTAAAATTACGTTATTATCAACTTGTGACTCGTGGTACAATACCGGAATGTAATAAAATTGTTAATGATATTTTTGGTCCTGGAAATACAGTATATGCTCTCGACGGTCTTGATATGACAATGACATATATTTTTTCTAAATATCCATCATCTGCATTAAGATCGGCTCTTTTAACTTTTGATTTATTACCAAGACCATCAGCTGTGAAAATTAAAACAATTTTTAAGCCAAATAGTTTTTTTGGTTTTGGAGAACTTAGAAAAAATTTTAATAATGGGAATTTTAGGAGTTAAATATGACAACTAAATATTTTAGTATTCCTTTTGCAAATTCCGGTGACAAAACAAGTATACCGGATGCATCACAACCAAGCGGCAGTGTAAGCTTTGAAAATGGATGGACACCGGATTATGAAAAAGATCAGGCAACAGATCCGGACGCAAAAGACGTTTCAAGACAAAATGAGAATTATTTTAAATTTTCTGTTACAGAAGCATTAAAAGAATTGCAAGAATATGGATATAAACCATATAGTGATCTTGTTAATTATCCTGTAAATGCTGTTGTCTTTAAAAATGGTATTCGTTATGAATGTTTAATAGCAAATGGTCCAGCTTCAACTGTTGTTGATCCTGTTGGAAATCCTGATACATGGTTAAATTTAAGTACTCAATATAAAGGTTATATAAATGGAGGAATACTTTCGAATGGATCAGATACCAATCATGATATTGATTTAACATCTGTCAGTGTAGGTATGACAGACGGAAATGAAAACTATAAATTATTTGTTGAAGCAACTCCTCCCACAAAACAAATAGATGTAAATTGGACAGAAGGAAATAACAGTGGTGGGTTTCCATCTGGATTAACACTTGCAGCAAATACTCATTATAATTATTTTTTAATAGGAAAAAATGATGGAACAGTTGACGCTGGTTTTGATACTTCAAATACAGCCGTAAATCTTTTGGCTGATGCAACTGGATATACTTGGTATAGAAGAATATTAAGTATTTTTACTGATGGTTCAAGTAATATAATTCAATTTTTACAGGTTAATAATCAAATTACTTTTTTATCAACTATAGTTGATATCAATGATGCATCAATTACAAAATTAGTTTTTGAGACGGGGACACTTACAGTTCCTCCAAATCAAATAGCGATTTTAACAGCAGCTGGAAGAGTTGATGCAACTGATTTTGTAAGGGTTTATGTAAGACCTACGGGTGTTAGCAGTACAAATTTACAAAAAGTAATTGATTTAGACGCAGGGAGTAATGGCACTTATATAGGTGCATCACAAACTCATGTACCAACAAATGAAAATTCACAAATAGAATACACCAATGATGGTTCAGGAACTGCAGTAAGTGTTAATATTAATACTATAGGATGGATTGATGATAGGGGGGCGAATTAATGCAAAAAGGAATTTATATTAATGAAAATAGTGAAGTGGTATATACCGGTAATAAAAAAGAAAGTGATCCTGTTGGTTTAACATGGATAGATGTTGATTCGTCTCAATGGCCTACAACTACATTATTAAATTTGAATAATATATATACTCATTTATGGAATGGTGAAAATATAATTGAAAATCCAATATATTTAACATTAAGAGTAGCAGAGGATCAAAGATTAATTGATATTGAGACAGAACAAGAAAATGCAGGTCTTAAAAATATTACTTTGATACAAGCATATGATTATATTGATAATCAATTGGATAGTGCAAGTACAGTGTCGGAAATAAAAGAAGTGGTTAGAAATATTTTTAAAAAA